TTTGGTTGATCGTCAACATCAGCAATTACTGCTGTAATAATATCAATCGAAGTACCAATAAATGTTGAAGCACCTGCGCTACCTGCTGTTCCTCTTATTTGTGGAACAACACTTTGTAATGCTGTAATAGTAGTATTAGTTGCAGCATCTTGCATTATTGCTTTTAATTTATTGTACGCTGCAATAGTTGCTGCTGTTTCTGTGCTGTCAATTTGTAATGCACCTGCTGCACCATCATAGTATGCCATAGCAGCAATTCTTGATTGGCTCTTACCACCGTATGTTAAGTCATAACAAATAGAGTCAACAATGTAACCTACATCTTGACGACATTTCATTTTGCTGTATTTTACATTCGGGTAGTTAGCAGCAATAAATGCAATTAATTCTTCTTTAAAGAACTGTTTGTTTTCTCTAAGTCTAGCTCTTGCATCACCGTATCCGCTTAAGAATGAGCTGTTATATCCTGTAGGATCAGCACTGTTTCTTAATTCAAATTCACCAACTCTAAAGTCGATGTTTTGTTGCATTGTTCTAATCAAACGCTCAACATGTGTTTCTTCTACTGTGTCAGCAAAAGGAACAGCAATATCTTGTGAGTAAGCATTGCCTGTTGTTTTAGTAACACTTGAACCTTTGATAATATTACCAATGATTGGCTCTAAGTGTCCTAATGCGCTAATTGTATATCTTGCATCAGTTTTATCTGTAATTGGTCCTGAAGGTCCAACGTTTGTAGATCTAACTTCATCACCAAGCACAACAGTATTTTCTGGAACAATAATTGGTCCAATTTCTCTGTACTGTCCTGTCTTGATTTTAATACTGTTCTGTGGAACATATCTTGCAGGAATATTATCTGCATTACCTGCTGCAATTGCATCAGTAATAATTTTTAAGTTTGCTGCAAGTACAGTATTTGAACTTGCTTCTGCAATCAATGTTGATGCTTTAAATTGTGCAACAACAGCAGTTGAATTATCACCGTTTGTTGTTTGATAGTTTACTGTTGGATCAGTTTGTGCTAATACATTATTAACCAATGTTAACATATATGCATATGCTTCTGCTGAGTTTTCTGCTTCTGATGCTAAGTTTGAATATGGGCCTGTGTTGTAAGGTGCTTCGTAAAGAGCTCCAACAAATGCATTTGCAGCACCTCTTGATCTCTTGTTACCACCATGACACATGTCATAGATCATAGCATCTAATACTAGTCCAACATCTCTTTCACAACGATCATCTTCGTAATCAAAGTTTTCCCAAATGCTACCACTTGCAGCATTTGCGATTTGATATGTAATCCATTCTGTAACTTCACGTTGGATAAACGCTCTGTTCATTTCTAATAGTTTTCTTGCTTCTGGATGTCTTGGTCCGTGCAATACTGCTTCACAAGCATATCTAACTGTTTTAAATGGTTTATCAATAGTTGCACCATGTACTGGATACGGACTATCTTTACCGTGTGTTGCCACATAGTAAACATAATCGTTTGCGCCCATTGAACGCCATTCTGGATAATTTGCTCCAGCTTGTAAAACTTGTCCTTCTACACCAATTGGAAGTCTAGCAACACCAGCACCACCATAGTAAACCAAATCACCTTTTGTTGTTAGTAGTGAAGTTTCACTACCTGTGATCATCTGATTCCAGTAAGTACCTGTTGTGTCTTGGTCTGGACGACTGTTGTCTGCTCCACCACCTTGTGCACCAATTGTTGATCCGTCATCGCCTTCTGATCTATGTTTGCTAATACAAACGTATGCGTTGTCGCCGAACTTAACACAATCGCCTACTTCGTATTCGTAATCATCTTGCCATGTACCTGCCCAGTAAAAACCACTTGACAGTTTGCTCCAGTAGTTAGGTTCAATTGGATGAGCTGCAACTCTTGCAGTCATTGATCCTGTACCTAGAGTTGGTGTAAATACTGTTCCGCCATGTGCAATTGAAATTGTAAATGTTGTTGCATCATCAACTGTCTTAATGTAGTATGTTGCACCTTCATTAACGTTACCATAAACAGCACCGCTAAAGTATACTGACATACCAACAGCCATTCCTGTTGTGGATGTAACTGTAAATTTATTTGTTACGTTACTTGTTTCTGTTACTGTAAAGTCGTTGCTTGTTGAATCAACTGTAGCAACATATGACTGACCGTTAACTGCTACAACTTGACCAATTTTATAATCTGTTGCGTTGCTCCAGTTATTCTGGAAGTCAAAACCTTTGCCAAACAATGCAAAGTTTGTAGTATCAGTTGAAGGGTTAGTTGAACCTGAATGGTATACTTTTGTTACGTATTGGTTACCACCGTATGATACAACATCACCTGGTTGGTATACTGTTAAGTTGCTCCAAGCATTTTCATATTCAAAGCCTTCAATAAACTGTGTCCAGTTTGATGCGTCAGTTGCAAAGTTTGATGCATTTGAAGTATGCTGTGTAGTACAAATATATGTACCAGCACCTTGTTTAACAACATCGTTGTACTTGTATCTTGTATTACCTGTCCAAGCACCTTTGTATTCAACTCCTTGATTAAAAATGTCCCACTTAGATTGATCGTTTTCTAATCCATCGCTGGCAGTAGCGGCAGATGTATGACCTGTATTACAAACATAAGTTGTTGCACCGTATCTAACTAAATCATTAATTTTGTATCTAGTTGCAACGTTCCAATCGCTTTTCCAATCAAAACCTTCTGCAAAAGCGGTCCATTTTGCTAAATCATTTTCGAGACCTAGAGAAGCAGTAGCGGCAGATGTATGCGGAGTAGAACAAATATAAATCTGTCCACCGTACTTAACTAAGTCGTTTGTTTTATAATATGTTGATGTAGCCCAATCGCCCTTCCAGTCCTGACCATCTGTCATTTGGTTCCATCTTGAAGGACTTACGTTCAAGTCTACATAAAAATCCGTATCGCTTGTATGTCCAGTAGTACAGATAAACGTTTTACCGCCATATCTTACTACGTCATCTTTGTAGTAGACTTTTGGAGAGGACCAATCGCCCTTCCAAACAAATCTAATTCTACCTAATTTAAACTCTGCCATGTTTATCTACTCCGTAGTGTTCCATTGTATTTACCATTAATTTGTTATCTTCTAATATTAGTGCCATGTTAGTCAGTCCTAATACCTTTATGCTCAAAGCTTCTATAGAACATAGATTGTGCTAGATAACTTCCACCAATTCCCGCTTTCGGGCCTTGTAATTCGAACATCACTGGGATGTTCACTGCCTGTCCTGCTGTATTACCAATTTCGTCAGGACCAACCTTAACTGTACCTGCAATAAAGCTCGCTGTTAGCAAGTCCGCTCCACCGACGTTAAGTCTGTTTGCTAAGTACGCTTTGATTGCTCTCTGTGTAGGGATAATATTATTTGAATCCGCAATAAACAGAGGATCTGTTGAGAACTCTCTAATAACTGTACCAGTACCACCAACTCTAATACCACCTAGTGCAAGTTCTGTAAGACCTGCTAGATCGAAAAAGTCAGCACTAATAGTAACAATACCAGTAGCCTGTTCAACAGCAAACAATTCACCAACCCTAAAGTTACCTGATTGGTCTGTACTTGAGTAGAATACTCTACCACCATTTAATTCTTGTACTTCATTCTCTGGATAAGAAATATAATTCTGTGAGTACAATGTTGGATAGTTGGTTTGTGTAAAGTTACCAGTACCAATATCCAGGAAGTCATGGTTTGAAATTCTACATTGTGAATATCTTGTATTAATTGTTACAACATTACCGTGATTTGTTGAAGGATCGTCCTCAATTTTAAGTTCAGGACTTACTCTAAATCTTAGTGTAAAGGTTCCGCCAGTATCAATACTTTCTTGTTCAATAACAACAACAGTGTAAAGTTCTGGGTTACCATTAAGTCTTAACTGCGCACCTGGGCCAATAACAACTGGCATTCCAGAAACTGTTACAAACTTACCTACAGGAATAATATCTGCAAAACCATCACCTGTAACTGTTACAGTAGTTGTACTTGTTTTATATGCATTACCTCTATTAGTCCAACTTGGTTGTGCTAATACACCGTCTGCAAATCTTGTCATATCAAGTACAAGTTCACCTGTGTTGTTAGGATCAATAACTGAGTAACCAACAGGAGTATTAACAGGATCATAACCTGAACCCGGATCCCAAAGTTTTACAACTCCAATTGATCCAGCAGCTACATCTGCTCTACCTTTAATCTGTTTACCTGTATAGACAACCTGGTGAGCAAATTTAACATCTCTATCAAGAACTACCCATCTACCTTTTCTGTTGTCAACACCATCTGTAGGATCTGCATCTGGATTACCAAATGCACATCTGTTCCAGTTACCTGTTACTTCAATGTCTCTTTGTGTCCAAAGAATTCCATCTTCTGATGTATAAATGTATCTTACTGGACCTGTTGTTGCATCACCTGCAATGGTTCTACCTGCTGTATCGTAAAGTGCCATAAACACACCTTGACCATACTGTAAGTCATTCCATTGTAATAATGTTGAGCCGTCTAACAATGGTGTTGTTGCAGGATACCAAGTTTGTCCATCGAATGAATAACCAATTTCGCCTGTGTCTGCCATTGCAACATATCTGTTGTTACCATAAGCAACACGTTTCCAGTCTCTTTGCGAACTGTCTGCAATAACATCCATAATGTAAGTAGTCCAACTAATAGTCGAACCGTTCCATGTACCTACTGCTGCTAAGTTATTACTTTGTGCAATTGCAACAAACTGTCCTTTACCGTAAGTAACACTTGTCCACTGGTTTATTGTTGAGTCACCTGCTGCTGGAAAGTTAATTGCTGACCAAGTTGCTCCACCGTTAGTGGATAATGCAGCATTGTTTCCTGATGTTGAAACTGCAACAAATAAGTTTGCTTGTACTTCGTCATATACTGGATTACCAAATGCAACATCTGCCCAGTTAGTTGATGCTGGTAATGTAAATGCTGTCCATGTATTACCATTTAAACTGTAAGCACCTACATCTGACGAATCTTTAATTGCAGCAAATCTTCCGTTACCTGCTGCGATTGAAGTCCATACACCTGTGGATGGTAATTGTGAAGTTGTCCACGATGTACCATTAAGTGAATAGTTAGCAGTAGAACCTGTACTTGCAACAGCAACAAATCTGCCGCTTTCTGCAAATCCTGAGTGTTCAAATGTAACAATACTGTTTGTACTATCGTCAGTTACACTGTGTACTGTAATAGTAATGTTGTTATCGTCGCCGGCACCTAAACTAGTACCTAAAATTGTAAGAGTATCACCTACTGCATAACCAGCACCACCATTCCTTAGTTTAATTGTATAGTCTTTACCAAGTTTAGTAATATCAAATGTTGGATTTGCTGCTGGAACACCAATTGTAGTACCTGTTCCTGTACCTGTTGCTGAAATAGATGTAAACACTCCTGATGTTTCACCGTAAGTAACTCCACCCCATGTTGTACCTGCGTCAAGAGTAGATACTGCATGACTAAATGGTGGTTGATCAAATATAACTCTAGGCTCAAATCTATAAGTTGTACCTGTTAACAACTGTGTTAAGATTAGTGTACCTGGAACTACATGATCCCAACCTGGTGTACCATCAGATTCTTTGTAAACTGTTACAACTTTTGAAGTACTGTTGTATGCATGTACATAACCGTACTGTCCTGTACCTGGACCCGATGTTAAAATAATTCTTAAACCTAATAAGTTTGCTTCTTCGTTTTCATCGTTAGTAGCAATTGTAACTGTTAGATCGTCACCAGACTGAGCATTGTTACCAATAAGTGTAAATCCACCTCCACCTGCTGCGGAAGATGCTTCACCTGTAACAATTCTTGCTTCATACATAGCGTCATCTCTATAATCTTCTTGTATAACTGCTGCGTTTGTACCAGAACCAACAAATGTATAATCTGCATTTGTATAGTTTTGACCACAATGTTTAAATTCTAGTGCAAGAATTTCATCATTTACTTCACCAGCAAATGCTGATACAACTTGTGCTTCTTCTAATCTGTTATTAAGTGTAGCAGTAATAGGTGTTTCTGAAGGATCAGTACCATCTGCTAACGCACCAATGTAACCATATGAACAGTTACCGTTTGTAGCACGTATAACTCCGCCGTTTTCTGCTAGGTAACCTACCTGTGCATAGTACGTAAACACTGATACAAGTTCTGCTCTACCATTGTTAAGAACGTGAGCACCAATACCATCACTAATTACCTGTGTAAAGTCGTTGGATACAATTGATTTGTTACCACCTGCGTGTAATGCACCATCAATTTTTTGTCCTGTACAATTGTTACCAAATGTAGATACACCTTGTATATATGGAGAACGTGTTGTAATCCAAACTTTGTTATCTGCTGTACCCCAACCTGGATCAAGTGAAATATAATTAGGTCCAGTTGGTCTTTGATATTGTTCAAAAACGTTTGGCGGATTAAGTGTACCTGTTAACCCATCTAGTGTACACTGTCTAACACCACAAGCATCTCTTACATAGAACATGTCTGATGATTGACTACCTTGTACCATGCTTTTGTAAAACTTGCCTTCTCTTAAAATTCTATAGTTTCCTTCATATCTTAAATCATATGCAAGTGCATTACAAATTCTGTGCATGTCATCGTTATAAATTGCACTGTCGTATACATAATCACTAAATGTGTTGTCAAGATATGCAGTGGCTTCTTTCATTAAGAAGTCTTTGTTTGTTTCGATCATTCTTGCAGCATTTAATCTGTTTGTTTGATCTGTAATTTCATTAGTACCAGTAACAACAGGATCAGTTCCTGTGCTTTGTACGTGGAAGTTAATGTACTGTATGTAAGCAGATAATCCGTTGTCAACTAAGTTTGCTGCAACTGAATCAGATGTAACCTGAACATAGTCAATAATTTCTAATCCGTCTCCTGTTGGTGGTCCTGGATTAAATGTTCCTGTTGGAATAGCATCTGTAATTACTGTAACTTCAGCAGTATTTCCTGCTTGTTTTGTAAAGTTTGTACCTGTTAAAATATTTCTAATAACACCTTGTAAATGAACTGCTACAGCATTTCTATATACAGCATCACTTGCCATAGAAGCAATTGCTTGTCTTGGTTTAATTCTAGAAGATCTAATTTCGTCACCAAGTACAACTGTTCTAGTAGGTAAACTAATTGGAAGTATTTCTTCGTATACTCCTGTTGTTAATTGTATCGTGTTATGTGAATCTACACCATCGTCAGCAAGTTCTGCTGCGTATCTAATTGTTTTAACTGGTTTGAAAGGATCAATACCTGCATTAGGATTTGATCTATCGTCAACACCAATTATTGGATCAACATGGAAGTATCTTGCACTTCTTCCCCAGTTGTCGTATTCAATTGTATCACCTGGTCCAACTTGTAAAAGTTTTTCTGCTGTATCAATTGGAACATTTGTAGCACCTAATGTGGATCCGTCACCAGCAATGGTTCTGCTTAAACCAAATGTTAATAAATCACCTGGATTAACAAGTCCAACATTTTCTGCACCAGCTAGTAAAAGATCCCAATATTCAAATCCACTACCGCTATCGCCTGGAAAGTTTTCAGTACTTGCTGTATGTTCTACGTTTGCTTTATATGCACTGCCTCTGTAAGTAATTACATCTCCTACAGCATAAACTGTCGCAATAGTCCAAGCATTTTTCCATGCTTGACCTTGAATAATAAGCTCCCAGTTACCTGCATCAAGATAGTCTAATGAACTTCCGTCGTCTGTTGAATCTAGTGTAGCAACATAAATTGATCCACCTCTTTCAACAACATCACCTGTTTTATATGCTGTTCCAGTAGCCCATTTACCTGCAAGATTTATACCTTTTGAAATTACTGCCCAATCAACTTCTGTTGGTTGATAAATTGAATCTCCTGGAGTACGTGCATAGTTGTTTGTACGTGATTGATAAACATAACCACCGTGTTGTACAACATCACCAACGCCATAATATTCAGCACCTGTCCATTGTCCTCTAATTTTAGCACCTGGTACTTCTAAAATAAAGTTTGATGCTGTTAAATTAGTTGTTGATGTATGTCCTGTTAAAACTCTTAAAAGTGACCCACCATACTTAACAAGGTCTTGTGCTTTGTATCTAGTATCACTAGCAAATTCACCTTTGTAAGTTTTACCGTAGTAGTAAGTTGACCACTTAAATTGGTCGTCTTCTAAACCTAATGCTGCTGTTGCTGCTGATGTATGTGCAGTAACACATCTATAAACAATACCGCCGTAGTTAACAACATCTCCTACACCATATGTAGTTGCTACAGTCCAGGCGCTTCCCCAGTCTGCACCCGGTACAAACACTGCCCAATTAGCAATGTCAGCATTAAAGTCTGCTGTTGATGTATATCCTGTTGTGTTGATAAAAAGAGTACCACCGTTATCTACAATGTCTCCGTTATAATAAGTCGTTGACGGTGTCCATGCACCTTTAAATTCTCTACCATCAGACATTTTCAACCATGCTGGTTGTCCAATTGTATCACCTGGTGGAATGTAATCTACATCTGCTTTAAAGTCTGCAGATGTGTGTCCTCTAAGTGCAATATATACACTACCTCCATACTGTATAACATCATCAATGATGTATGCAGTTGAAGTTGTCCATGGTCCTTTCCAAGTATATCTAATTCGACTTATCTTAAACTCTGCCATTTATCTACCCCTAACTTGATGTTCCTGACGGATAAGCATAGTTCTGGTTAATTCGCTGAACTAACATACCTTCATCGTCTACATAATATAATATGCTTCTTTGGTCCCATTTATATTGAGTCCAATACATATTCTCTTTGTCTTTAACATGGTTAACATTAATACCGTCAAAAAAGTCAACACCTGGCTCCAAGTCCTCAAAAGTTTCTTCTGGTGGACCAGGCAAGTTAATATCAATTGAGTCTTTATCTTTCAATTGATCACTTCTTAGAAGATATAATTCACCATCGCTGTTTCTTCTTATTGCATAAAAATATCTAGGGCTATCACCTAGTGATTCATCTGGGCTTTGTCCGAAATAATATGGATTTGGCATACTCTATTCCTCCCTATGATATCTCTACGAAACTAATTGTTGCATCAACACTTGATTCCGTATCGCTTGTTATTCTTAAACCAGCCGTTGCTGGCAAAATTAATCTTTCACCTTGCGTAATTACTTTAGCACTCGAACCCGGAGGTATTGGTACTGATCTAGCATAGTTACCAACTGTTGAATTTTCGTCAACTACTTGTACATCAACAACAACTGTATCGTAATCTGAATTGTTTGCAAGGTTACAACCTACTACGGTTGCTTTAACACCTTCTTGAATTTGTAATACGTCAGTAGGTGTTGTTCCAATGTCTGTTACTACGCTCTGTTTAAATACTGTTGGCATACTATTTTCCTCTATCCTAACATCAATGCATACGATGCTGCAATTGTGTTTGCTTGAATTTCTGATACCGCACCTGATGCACCTGCTGGACTTGCCCATGCAGTACCTGTCCAAATTTCAATTGCTTTTGCATCTGTGTTATATCTTGTCATACCTGCAACCGCATATGAAGTTGGACGTTGTGCGTCATTACCTCTTGGTGGAACAAACCCGTTGTTGGTATCAATTTTAAAATAACCTGTTCCGCTTTGTACAATCTGTGTAATACCACCTGGTTGTACGTTAGTAATTGTATTTCCTGAAAATCTAAAGTTACCTAATCTAGCACCACCAGTTCCATTACCTTCAATGGTTAAGTCAGTACCAGGTGCTGATGTAATTGTACTATCTCTAAATGTTAAGTCACCAATGTCAAGTGTTGGAAGATTTAATGTTGTTGTATATAGATCATTAACATGAATTTCTTTCCATCTTGTTGTTGTGTCACCTAATTTGTATGTGTTATCAGTTTCTGGAATAAGATCACTTGCAATACTTGCATTAAATTCAATAGTGTCTGTATCTGCGTCACCAATAGTAATGTTACCACCAATAGTAATATTACCATCAGTGTTAATGTTACCGCTAACATACAAGTTACCTGTAATATTGGTGTCACTGGTAACTTCTAACGTGCCGGCGCCATTAGGACGAAGTTCTAAGTTAGTATTTGAAACTATTGTTGAAATTGTGTTACCTGTAAGTTGCAAATCGTCTACTTGTAATTTAGAATTATAAATTACTGGATCTGAACCTGAAGGTGCGAATGAGATAGTATCAAGCGAACTGGAAATAGTATTACCAGTAATGCTTAAATTTCCTACATCTAGTTGATTGTCTACTGTGAGTGTTGTTGATCTTATTGTACCTACAACATCGATATCCGTGGTGGGAGAAGAGTTGTTTACTCCTAAACGAGCATTGTTTACGTCTATGTAAAGTAAGTCGTTCTCAAAAGCTAAATCAACCCCGTTTCTAACGAGATTTGCCTTTAAGAGCGGACCCGAAATACGACCAATTGCCATTACGCTCTCCTTTTCACGGGGATCCTGTCCCTCTAGCCACCTTACATTGCGGGCTAACCACAGTAAAAGATTAATGCTTGGTCGGCATTAACAGTAGTATTTAGCAAATTGTCTTAATTAACCGAGGATAAGGCTATATACATCGCCTAAATCTTCCATAAGGTCTTCACTAATTTCAGCACCACCACCAGTTGCTACTGCGTAGCCATCATTGGACTGTGCGCCTACTGTTAAAGTGATATCGTTGGCCGGACTAGAACCACCAGGAATAAGTGTTCCTGGAATCACAATCTGATCACCTTGTTGATATCCAATTCCTTGCGATAAGAATTGAACTACTGTTACCGTTTCTGCTAATAAATTCATTCTACAACTAAAATCAGTTCCGTATACAGAGTTTGATGTAGTAGTTCCTGAAAAAATATTAGCTGCATCTGCTAATCCTGTAAATGTTCCTGTTACTGTTACTGATTCAACAATACCAGCAAAACATTCCATAATTTGTTCATCTGTATTCCATCTAGTATCACCAACTTCTGGTAACCCTGGACGTTCAGCATTTGTACCTGCTGGCATTTTAAATGCACTGTCGCCCATAAATCTTAAATAACCAATACCTGTGTTTCCAAAACTGAAAGCATCGTTACCAGTATTATGAATATTATTATTTTCTATTTTTGTACCGTCAATAAAATAATTGCCTGTATCAGAAACTAACATTGTATCTTCGTTTGACTGAGTTGATGTAATCGTTGGAGTAACTAAAATCTGATCACCTGTTTCGCCTCTGAGACTAAGCTGGTTACTGACTAATGCTCCCATAGGTCGAACATTATTTGTATTTGTTAAATTATCAGGTGTATGTAATTCTGAAAATCTTCTTGGGGTAGAATCACGTTCATCTTGTCCAAAGCTATATGTATTATCAGTTTGTGGTACAATGTCTTGTGTTAAGTCAGGATTGATAACAACAATATCAAGTGGACTATCACCCACTATAACATTTCCTGCTAGTGTTACATTTCCGTCTAATGAAATATTTCCTGTTGTACCTAATGTACCGTAAATATTTGTATTTGCATATATGTTAACTGAACCAGTACCACTTGCATCTAAAGTAACACTATCGTCTGTACTTTTACCTTGTATAAAGTTATCGCTAATATCTAAGTTGTCTGTTTGTAATCTTTGCCAGACAATTGAACCTTGGTCTGTTGCAGGAACAATATTTAATGGTCCTGTAATAGTAGAAAATGTTGCAGGTGCATTTATAAGAACGTTATCTAGTCTTGCTTGTGCTGTTGCTTCAGCATTTGTTGTAGAAACATCTGTTTGTATATCTAAATCGTATTGTGGGGAATCTGTTTTAACACCAATTCTATTATTAGTAACATCTAGATATAATATTGGTGTTGAGTCAAAAGTTGTATTCTTGAAAGCAACATCAATTCCTTGTCTTTCAAGATTTGCTTCTAATAAATGTCCGCCTATTCGCCCTACTTGTGACATTAGTTTGAGAATCCATAGAAGGTTGTAATATATTTGGTAGCAGGTACCGGAGAATTAAATTTAAAATAATATCCATCTGCGTATGGAGCATTAGGTCCTGTTAAATTACCAGCTGTACTTTGTTCAAGTGTAAAGTTAGTTGTAGGAATTTGTAAAACATTTTCAACTAAACATAAAACGTTATTTGCACTTGTTGATTCAAATACTGGTCCAAACACAGTTTCAGTTCCATCTCCCGGTCCTAGTGTTTGTACTGTAATAGCAGAAGCCGCCGGCTGCACAACTAATTCCCAGTTACCACCAACATATGCTTCAATAGCAGTAATGTCAGTATTATATCTAATAGTTCCGTCTGCTGTACCAGGCTGTCTTACACCTACTAAGTCTGGTCTCTGTGCTGACGTTCCTTTAGGTAACATCAATCCAGCAGTTGTACCCATCACAACTCTTCCATAAGGATTAATTGAAATAGCGGTATCGCTTGGACTGTACCTTGATGTGTTTTGGTATTTTAAAAACTTCATTAGTTTTCCTCTACACTTGCATTGAACTTACTGTAACAGTAATTAAATCTGCTACTGAAGTACCAACCCAAATTTCATCACCTGAGTCTAAAATAATTTTTTCATCGCTGAAAAATACTGTTTCGCCTGCAGGTACAATTAAGGTATTAACAATAATATTATCGGTATCCGGAGTATCGCCTGCTTTTACTAAGTACACGCTTACATTACAAGTATTAACAGACTCATCTGTAATAGTTGGTGTACCAAGATTACAAAGGATCATTGTTGTGATTGCATTTACTTGACCTGTAACACCGCCTCCAATAGGAGCTCCTGTAGTTGTACTAGTATAGACTTTTTCCGGAACACTAACATTTGTTGCAGATACTTTTGTACTTTTAATCATTTGTTTTTTCCTTTAAAATATCATACTATAGAGTAATGCTCTATTTCTATTTACTAATTCTCCTGTTCTAGTACCGTTAGTAAAGAACACACCTGTTTGACCTAACTCTTCTTCATTGTGATAAAGAATAGTTGATTCATTTACATATGCCGGAGTAACTGCAATTTTTTCAAGCTCAAGTCCATAGTTAATTTTAACTTTACCTGTACCTTGTGTTCTTAAAAAGATATTACCGTTAGTATCGTTATTTGTTATTTCGTTATTAATAAATTCAAGGTCTTGTATTACTGCCCTATTTGAATAAAATTGAGCACCTAGCAAACCGTCAACAATTACTGAAATAGCACTTTCACCAAAAGAACTGTATCCGGTGTTATCAACTAGATAAGTTAATGCTCCGCTGACGTCCTTATCAGTAACAATAACTCTTGTGTCATTATCAATAATTTGGAATGTTGGATTATCTCTAATAGCATCGTCAACATATTTCTTATTAGGAATATCATCGTCATGCGTTACTTGTTCTTCGTATGTTGTAGTACCAATAACTTTTACAACACCTAATCCTGTACCGATAAGAGTTAAATCTCCACCGTCTGTAGTTTGATTAGTTGTGATAGTTTTTAATCTTAAACTACTATCAGTAAAGTTGTAACTGCCGTCGGTTCCTTTTGCAAGGTTAAACGTATCATCATTTTCATCATAAAAGAATGAAACAGGCGTTTCTGTTCCTCTGTCAATCTGTATACCAGAATATCTTAGAGAAACGCCTGTGCCTGTTTCACCATAGTTTAATTCAATAATGTTATCGTTAACGTTTAAGTTTTCGGCTTGAACAGTTAGTGTGTCACCTTCAACAACTAAGTTACCAGTGATTTTTACTTCACCAATACCTGCACCAGTGTCAAATATTACATTTGACCCTTCGCCTGTTTTAATGGTATAATCACCATTGGTTTGTACTAACTGTGCCATTATCTATTACCTATTAACTAATTGCAGTTAAAACAATGTAATCTGCAGATGAATCGTTTTCTAGATACCAAGTATACTTGTTTCCAGAAAAATCAGTTGCAACACGCTTTGTAATTTTAGCAATATTAACTAGGTCTGCATCTAAGTTACCTGTTGTAGAACCTTGCATTTGCATTTCAAATTCTGCACTAGGTGTACCGTCTTTTAATTTACAAGTGATCTGTTTACCTGCTGTTGTATCAGCAACATCGCCAATACGAGCACAAGTAAATGACTGTCCGCCTCTTTGTTTAACAATTACGCCATCAGTTCTGTTTGAACCGTCTTGATAAAAGTTTACTGTAATACCTGTAGCAGCACCAGTAGGTACTTTAATTGCGTCAACTCCGTTAACGTCTTTTCTAAGTGGTCTTCCCATTTGTTTTCTCCTATTTAAGTAGTCCTATGCGGGTTCTATCCGCTACGCTGTGGTGCAGCATAAGTCCGCCACACTATGCGGCACACTATCGACACAAGTATTTATCTTCTGCTAAGAATAGATAAGAGTTCTTGCTGCCCAACAGTTTTAAGAAGAATGTTAATATTGTCGATTTCTGCTTGGGCACGTTCTAAATGTATAGTACGTTTTGTCTGCCTGTGCATAATCATATGCTGACTATGATTATCAATGAGCTTTTCTAGCGATTCGGATAATTGACGAACATCGTGTTTGAACATAGAATGATTCTTGTTCCACTTGCTTACCTGTTCTCTTAGTAAAGAGAAGTCTTTTTCGTCTTTTATCTCCATGCTAGTATTATATAGCATTTTGGACAGTTAGTCAAGAAAAAAGGACCAATTAAGGTCCTTTTTAATATAAGCAAAATAGGTAGGACTTGGTTACACCTACAAGCACGTACCCGAATACCATTCTAATACGTACAACCTAACCCCGCTAGTGACTGCGATGTGATACTGCGTATTTCTACTACAGCACCTGGGTACCATCCCTGGCTAGTCAAGTTCGACCCTTCTGGTAAAGGCCTCTTCCTTGCACTATAAACAAAAGTTAATTACTCTTTTGTTGCTATATTATTAATATAACACAAAATAAGTATTTGTCAACCTATTTTATTTTGGACAAAAACTATATGTTATTACTTGAAGTAACAGATATATGTTTTAGTACTTTGCCAGTATTTTCGCCACTTTTCACAGTATAACCACTAGTACCGCTGCCATTAATGTTTGCCTCAGAACGTGACATCATTAAGATGCGTTCCTTGCGTTCTCTCATTTTTTGCTCACGATATGAATTAAGTAGATGATCGAATCTGTTCATTACACTCTCCCTTTTACAGTTAAGTGCGTTCCTTCGCTAATGCTACTTCCGTCCCGATTGGGATGAACGATACTATTATTTAGTCATAAAAAAGGGCGATATAAAAATACCGCCCTTTAGTAGATTTTTTAAATCTATACTTGCTTACGCAAATCTTAGGTTAGCTGAAGTAACTCCAACTTTTCCTAAGTAGTCAGCTGCATTACCAAGAGATGATGCAGTGTTTGTTAACTCTACATAACCATATCTTGTCATGAAACTAACAACTGGCTCAAATGTTGCTGGATCAAGTACAACACCGCTTGACATTAAAGGAATGTATGGGCAGTAGAACGCAGCAGCGTCTGATTCCGAAGAACCTTTGTAACCGATCAACACATCGTCGTCAGTTGCATAACCGTTTACGTACACACGCATTGCACTGTTTAAAGTTCCTACAAACTTAGTGTTTGTTGGTGCTTCAAAAGTACCTTCAGTTGTTCTTGCAAACGCTGAAGTTGTAGCAGATTGTAACAAAGTTAATACTGTTGGTGAAACAACAGCCCAGTTACCTGCGCCACGTCTTGTACGCTGTGCAATCAAGTTAGCAACTCTGTTGATTTGAACAGCTAAAGCAGCATGTTCGTCACCAACGAAAGTAGCAGTACCTGATACTGCACCTTGGTCATAAGTTAAAGCAGCCGTACCAGCAAGTGTTTTCAAAGATTGAATAACTTCTTGGTCAATTTCAGCTGTAATTTCTTGTGCTAAAGCAGCCATTACTTCTGCTTCGATGTCAATACCCTGTTGAGCTTGTGCATCTTGAGCAGCTTCAAACGTCCAACGAGCACTCAATTTACGAGTTTTCGCTTCGACAGTTTGTTTCAAGATTTGAATGCTTAGTCTGTTTCCAGCTACACCTTCTAAAGCTGCTGTAGAAGCTGCTTTATCATTAGTAGCACCAGAATAACCTTCTGCAATCTTGAAAGGTGATAGTGCTTCGTCACCTGCTGTAGTGTCAGTTCCACTTGCAGAGTTGAATGCATCAGCATAACGTACTCTTAATGTGTGGATTTGACCAACAGGTCCAGTCATTGGCTGAACGCCAACTAGTTCATTAGCGATGACCGTAGGCATCACACGTCTGATCACTGGAAGGATCACACGGTTTAGTGTTGCAACGTTACCGGCAGATGTAGCACCTGCTGTAGCAGACTCGTTCAAATACGTGCGGGTATTCTCCAGAGTTGTTGCCATAACAGTACGCTTGTTACCTTGAAGTCCTTCTAAAAGGGCATCTTTGGTTTCTGACCAGCGACTTTCTAGTAGTTGTGACATTGTTTTTCTCCTTAAACTTTTAAGCCCGCAAGCCTGCGGATGTCAAATATCTCAGCAGTTTTTTCTCCACTGCTAATTTGATTGCCTTGTGCTTTATCGCCTGTTATTTCTTTTGCCTCTGTCAACGCCACTTTAGTTGGAGCACTTCCTTCCATTACGGAATTAATGTACTTGTCATAAGCTGCGTGTAATTTATTAGTCTGTACAGATTCTAGTAACTCACCCATTACCTCACGCTTCTCTGCAGACAATGGTCCTAGCAATTCTGCCATTACTTCTTGTCTTGCTGCGCTATTTTTGATACGAGCAATCTCTGCATCTCGACTTTCTACTAACTTTTTAGATTCTGCAACAATCTTTGCTGCTTCTGCTACTTCAATTTCTTTCTGTTTTACAACTTTAAGAAGTTTTGAAGTTTCAGATTTTTCATTTAAATGGCTAGTAGCATATTCACTTGCGAATGATTCAAAAAGTCTACGACCGAAGTCGTTTTCTCTCGCTGCCTGAATATCTTCTTTCAATTGTACCATTTCAGATTTAATACCTTTCGATACTGTACCTTCAACGATTTTCGATGCTTTATTGATAAAGTCTTTCTTAACTTCTTCAAATTTAGCCTTGCTATCTCTAACAAGTTTAACTTTGGTTTCTGCTAAGTCTTTCTTATCAGCATGGAATTCTGCAATTTCTTTTGAAAGTGCATCAACAATAAAAGATTCAAGTTTGGCAACATTACCTGCAACTGCTTTACGATCTTCACGAAGTTCTGCTAACTCATTCTTAAGATTCTTAAGAACAAATGCTTCCATAGCTTTAGAATCTTTTACGATTTTTTCAGCATATTTTGCTTTAGCTTCAATAAGTCCTTGGCGGTCTTCAGCAAACTCAGAAAGCTCTGCTGTAATTCTGTCAGCCAGCATCTTCTCAACTGCTTCAACCATTGCGGTCTTATCGTGTTCGTACTTCTGTGCATATTCTTCACGCAATTGTGTAGTAACATTATCACGGTTATCTTGAACGGTTTTTTCCCAAGCGGTCTCAATTTCCGACTTGACTTCTTCGGAAATCACATTGTTTTCAAATAGTTGTTTTACAAACTCTAGCATTGTGATTCTCCTACGTTTTATTAAGACTTGAAATGAAGTTTTTCAAGCTCTCTGCTATATATCTTTGTGCCTGTGTGTCGCCTTGGACTTCTTGTGCCACTTGAAATGCCTTGTAGCCACCTTGTGCATTCATAAGGTGTTCGTAAACTGGTGTTGGATATGCTCCCGGGGCAGATGGTTGAGCTACAACGTCAACAGTAATAATTTCAAATCCTTGAACATTACCATCTCCGTCAACTTCCCCTGAACCTCTGCTTGAGACTCCCAACTTGACTCCTGATTCCAACATCGATGAAACAATTTGTCCCATCGGCGTTGGTAACATTTTAAGTTTTCCGTAGCCATTTGGACCATCCATCCACATTTTTGTAATCATGTGACTGACCCTGTCCAAATTGATGCGTAAATCTTGTGGGTGATCAACTTCACCTAGCACTGAATACCCCCCAGAAATCTGTTCGTTGAGCGTCTTGACAGCCCTATCAATTTCTTTAGAAGAATAAACACGCTGATTGGCATTACGAATGTCACCTTGAATACAGATTCCACTCAAATGTAATGTTTTACCATCATCATGCTCATCACGCTCAAGTACGATTTTAGCCTGATCGAAGCTCAGATGTTCTGCTAGTGTAGTTTTCACTTATAGTCTTCCTTTTTTACTATCGTTTGCTACGGAAAATCGATTGCTTGTTATCAGCTGATTCGCCTGCACCTTTCTTTTCAGCACCATGTCCTTTTGTGCTGTCCATTTTAGTTGCATTTTTTGAACCAGGTGTGTTAACATTACCTGCATTTTCTTCTTTAGGTGTAATATCAGCTAGGCCACCGTCATTTTTACCTGACTCTTCGCCGCCTTTAGCAATATTAGCTGTAGTTCCGCCCATGTCGTTTTTCATATTATCAACAACTGACTTCTTGTTGTCTGCAGATTCTGCGCCGCCTTTTTTCTCAGCACCGTGTCCGCCAGCAACTTTTTCTACGTACTCTCTAAAAGTATCTAGTTCGTCAACTTCTGGAGCAGCTTCTGGAGCAAAAGCTTCTTCTTCTGAATCCATATCTGAATCCATATCGCCTTCCTCTCCGTCTTCACCTTTGATCTCGTCAAATTTTGCTTGTAACTCATCAACAATTGAATCTAGATCTTGAAATAACTCTTCCGGCTCTTTATCGCCTTCTTCTGAGTCTGCATCAATTTCTGATTCTAAATCGTCTGTAGCGTCGCCACCCATGTCAGGCATATCGTCTTCGCCTTCAATTGCAACGTCTTCAAACTCTTCATCAACTTCTTCGTCTTTTGAGTCTTCGTCAGTAGCTTCGTCAACTTTGTCTTCTGCGTCATCATCTGATGCTTCGTCAACTTTGTCTTCTGCGTCATCGTCTGATGCTTCGTCAACTTTGTCTTCTGCGTCATCGTCTGATGCTTCGTCTACTTCCTCATCTTTCATTTCTTCTTCAATAAGGTTTTCGTAGATTTCACGTGATTTAGTTACCACGTACTCGTGAAATAATTCTTCTGCTTTCTCTTGGTTATCGTTAACCAAGTTCTCAAGCATTTGTTCTAATGTAGATTTATCTGCCATTTTTGTTCTCCTTGAAATTATCGGTAAGGCTGTTTGTTATATATTTACATAATTGTTGTAAAAATAGGGTTAAATGGTATTATTTTGACTCATTTTGTGTTGATATATAGTTCCTTCAAAGGTATTCTCAAAATCACGCATACTAATGTGTTTTAAATTAGTGTGCTGCGGACCTAGTTTATCGGGTATAAATGCGCCATCATCAATGATTCTGTAAAAGGTTACCTTGGTAAATTCCTTAATTACCTTCTCAGTTTGGCTTAGCCAATTGCCAAAAAACGTTGCAGAATCAGTGGTTTTCTTGTAATTAAAGGTATCTGCGTATATATTATTAAACTTTCCTTTAAGTCCTTGATAGTCAAATCCAGCAATATAAATGTGTCTATGGCCGTTTTGTGCTGCAAACCACAGTGCAGTAGGACCGCTACTCCATCCTTTGTGTGGACTAAAAAAATTAATATTACTATTAGTTTTAATCCCTTTATTAGGATTAGTCCATACTGTACCCTTTTGATGGTAGTTTGCTTCGATTATCTCATTAACCATTTTAACATCTACTGCTACAATGTAATGAGGATCAAACTCTCTGTATTGTGCATTACAACCATATACTGTTCCAATGTTTAAAAGTTTTTCACAGTTAATGGTGCCGCGGCTCATGCCGTTGCCTAATACGAATGCTATATCTTTGTGGTGTTTTTTATTCTTCTTGCTCAAGCTTCGCCCCGTACATTTGTCTAATAAAATCTAGCTCTGATTCTTTTTCAGCAACATGAGCTTCGGATTGTAATCTTAATTGATTAATCTGACGTAATGTAAGGCGTACTTTTCTGGTGTCATCTTTTGAAAGGACATTATCATCTTTCTTGTTGTCGTAACGACGGTCGACGGAAAAGTCGTTAACGTCATCATTAAAATATAAAAATTCTCTCAAAAGCATACTAGTATTTATTAAACTGCAGGTGTTTCTGCTGTTTCTCCGCCACTTACATCATCAGCAGGAGGTGCTTCAGTTGGAGCTTCTGTTTCTTCAGCCGCGCCGTCTGCTGCCATCCCTGTAGGTGTTACGCCTACTGATCTTAATTCACTGCCTGCATCTCCAGGATCTTGTAAATTACCTGCGTTTTCTTCTCTCCACAACTTTTCATTTTCTGCAATTTCTTCTTGTGATAAACCTAAGTAACGTTTCATTGCAAAACGTTTACTTAAATGTGGAATTGCGTCTACAACGCTAAAGATGTTTGCTCTAGTAGTATCAAGTTCTGCTTGTCTGTATGCTGCAAAGTTTTGTGGTGGTTGGAAGTTAATGTTAAACAGTGATGCATCAATGTTATAACCATTGCCATCTAACCAAAGTTTAAACTCTTTGTCAAACGCTTCAGCCATAATGTTTTGTAGTCTTTCGCAATATCTATTGAATCTTAATTCTTGGATATATGCTGTTCCTACTTTACCGTCTGATACAGTGTTTGCTTGGTCATCGATTGATGTTGGCAAATAACTTGCAGGAATACGTAATGCTCTAAACAGTTTGTTGGTAAAGAATTTTAAGTCTGTAATTTCGCCTAGGTTAGTACCACCTGGTAATGTTTCAACTTTAGATCCTCTTCCTTCTGCTGTTTGTGGGAAGAAGTAATCTTCGTTAGTTGACAGAGGATTGTAACTTGCGTCAATAACACTTGTTCCGCCACCTGTTGAACTAGGAATACGTCTTTGTTGAATTTCATTTTTAACTTTTTCAACAAAACTCATTGCCATGTGTGCAGGCATGTTACCTACATCAACATAAAAAATTCTTCTTTCTGGAGCACGTTGAATTCTGTAAATGATAATTGCATCTTCAAGTAATTCTTTTTGCTTGTAAACTTTAAACACACTTTCAAGTAATGAGTTACCAAAAGGATAGTTGTTGTCTAATCCTTCTGACAACGAAATGTGTACAATATGTTTTGCGTCTACTGTAATTTCGTTTTGTCCGTTTTGAAAACGTGTGCCTGTTGGCTGTGCTGCATCTCCTACCATGCCACGTGCAAATCCACCGCCGCTTGTGTATGAACTTGTTCCGCTTGGTGACGTATTTGTTGTACCGTGTGGTGTAGTTGCAACTAAATCTTTAAAGTTAAAATTAATATCTTTGATTACATATTGTTCTGGAATTTTTCCTAAAGATTCATTAACAATAATTTTAGAAACTTTTGCGTTATCAATATAAAGTAATTTTTTAGTTTCTGGATCTCTTAAAAAGAAACAATCTCCGTATTTAAAAGTGTTACGCACAATACGAAACATTCTATTGTCGAAACGCTGCTGCTTACTCCACTTTTGCATTGCTTCTTTAAGAAGTTTAGTTTCAGTACTGGAAGGTTGCCCTCTAAAGTTAAAGTTAAAATTGCTTAAATTACCGTTGTCTTTTCCTGTACAAAATTCTGCTAGAATATCCAGTGCTGCGTTTACTTCTGAATCCATATCCATTGTGTCGTACTGCATGTATTTTTCAATACGATTTGGACTACCAGCATATACGTCAGGTAGGTAAGAACTATAGTTTGACCGTGCAGGTCCAGGACGGCCGCCTCCGCTTATTGGGCTGTAGCTACCCGAATTATTATCAACTGCTACAGGCGTAAAATATTTTTTCCAGCTCATCTAATTCCTTATGCTCTCATACTAGCCATTTCTTCAAGTGCATCTAGTATTCTAACTTGTACTTTTAAAGTTTCAGATTGTATCTGTAAACTTGCTTGTGTATTTAGTGCAGCTTGAGCTGCTGCTTCTTTTTCTGACTGTCCAGGAACGTAATCTGGATTGTCCATTTTCTTTTGGCGATAGTTTTGTTCACTTATAACATCCAAAGCGTTAGTTTCATCACCTGCTCTAATAGTGCCTCTTACTCCATTATCTCTAGCACTACTGTTCTGTCCAACTGGCACACTTGCTCTAGTATCTTTAATTACTGAACCATCTGGTGATACCAAAAAGCTATCTTCGTTTTTGGCAAAATCTTTTAGTGTATTTGTTGCATTGCTTAAACTTTGGTTAAGTTCTAGTTCTGCTTTTTTTTGAGCATTAAGTTTTGCATCAGTAACTACAGTATCTTTTGTTTGTTGCAATTCACCTTTAAGAGCTCTGGCTAAATTTTCTTTGGCTATTGCTAGTTTATCTTCAAGCTCTTTGTCACGCTTGCCGCGTTCTGCTAATTTTGCTTGAGCAATTGCTGCGGCTTCTACTTCAGATTCGTAACGGTTTATAGCAAATCTATTAGCAAGTGCTTCACGATCTGCTGCATTTTTTTCTTTCATGATGTCGATGTTTTTTCGCATCAAATCTTGCTCGGCTTGTTCTTCATCACTTGTACCAAGTGTTAATGTATCACCCCATGCCTTTAATTGCAGACCTAGCTCATAAAATGATATTCTCATATCTGCTATTGCTAGTTTGAAAGCGTCAAATACATCACCTAGTGTTCTAAAGCTATTAAAGAAATCAGTAAAATACTGCCCAATCGTATCAATCTTTTCTCCTAGCCAACCAAATGCGTCTGCAATTGGAGTTATCACAGGTTCAAACGCATCGCCAAACCAATTTAACCCGTCTCTCACCCAGTTTAGTGCTGTTGAGAAACCGCCCATAAAGAAGTCACTAACAGCTTCAATTGCAGGATATAAATTTTGATCTATCATCTTACCTACATCGTCAGCCATTCTGCCAACAAACTCTATAGGTGGAGCAAAAGTATCTTCTAAAAGATCTTTAGTAGAATTAAATGCGCCCATTAATTTTATTCCAACTACATCTGCTAACGGTTGGAATATTCCAGTAACATAACCTACACCGTCTGCTAACAATCTAAGTGGGCTAAGAACAAAATCAAGAGCATTTGCAAGTGCTGTAAATCCGTAACCTAATACTGTAATTACAGGATTAAGCACAGCACTAATAATATCTACCACAGGCATAATAACAGCACTGAGCATTCTAAATATAGGGAATAAAATCTTTTCTGTAAATCCTGCAATAGTTTCAAAAGCACCCATCATGGTATCCATGATTCCTGTTGATGCTAACAGTCTAGTGAATGTTTGACTTATTTCATTAATACGTCTGCGCATTGCTTCCATAGCACTCATTTGCCCATCGGTAGCTTTTGCTTGTTCTTTTGATGAGTTAAGTAATCCGTCTATCGGAATGTTACTTGCTTCAACAAGGTTATTAAAATGGGAAGCCATTTCAGCATCAAATCTAGCAACGTCTCTAAATCTGCCTTTACTCTGTTTGCCTTCTCTAGCCAGTGTATTGTTTAATTCATTTCTTTGTTTCAGACTGATTGTGCCACCAGCTTCTGTGATTTTTGCAAACTCCATCATCATAGCTGCTGAGTGTGGCATCGTCGATGCAAACAATTGAGATTCTTTTGTTGTTGCACTTCCTGTAGTAATAATATCCTTAGCAATATCTTGTAAGCCTCCCTTAAGGCCTGTTATTGTATTCGTAAACGAAGCAGCAGCTTCGGCGGACATGCCTGAAACTTTTGCATTGTACTGACCGTCTGTTAATAGTTGCTGCTGTTTATCTTCAATTGCACTTCTTTCTTGACCTGTTGCTTTTGCAAGTAAGTCAATCTCTTTCATGTAATCTGCTGATGCTTTTGATAACTGTTTTGTTGACATGTCTTGCAGTTTACCAGTTCTACCAAGGATAGTGGTATAACGTGCCATGCTTTCATTTACTTGTAAAGTTGTGAAACCCATGTTGTTAAGTTCACGCATGAATCCACTCTTACGTAAATCTTTAGACAAATCATCAAAGCGTTTACGTCCTGTTTCAACGTCTCCGCCTAGCAGCCTGAATGCCTCACCACTCTTTCTAACAAATGAACTGTATTCATTTATTGTCATACCTGCTCTACTTGCAGCATTTGACATTTCAAAAACACTTCCGCCAAAAGTTGCTCCGCTGTTTGAAGCATTCTGAGTTGCATTAACTAATTTTTCTGTTGCTGCTGCTGCCGCTTGGAATGTGCCGCCTAATAATGGAATTTTTGCTGCTGCGGCAGTAACATTGTTGTCTAAATTTGAATAACCAGCCATTGCACCTGCAATAGCATTACTCATATCAATCATTTTGCCTGCAGCACCTACAACGGCGCCACCAAATTTAGCAACTGCACCAAATGCTTTTCCTAATGATGCTCCTAATTTACTTGATGTTGATGCGGCTGCTGCATTACCTTTTGCTAAATTTCCTGCTGATTTTGCTGCTGCTTTATTTGCTGCGCTACCACCGCCACCGCCTCCTGCTTTTCCACCAAGAGATTTCAGTATTGCCTGTAGAGTAGCTTCAGAAGCAGCATTTTGGGCTTCTACTTGGCCAACTCCGGGTATGTCGATCATTACTGCCATAATTTATTTTTGTCCAGTTAACTGCGCATATAAATAGTTATACTAAGTATTGCAATATATAATGTATTTACCGGAGATAAAACCATGGCAGAACAAAATGTATCAAATGATGCAAAAAAAGATGAGCAACCTAGTATTGCTCCAACAGTAACAGTTAATACGCCGCCTGCAAACCCACTAAGTGGATATTACAGACAGCCTAAAATTTATATTAGATTACCATCAGGTGGAGATTACTATCCTGAAGGTGCATTAGATGTTAGTGAAAACGGAGACTATCCTGTTTTTGCTATGACAGCGAAAGACGAACTAATGTTAAAAACACCAGATGCTTTATTATCAGGGGAAAGCACAGTAGAAGTTATCAAGAGTTGTATACCTGCCATTAAGCAACCTTGGTTGATGCCTACGATTGATATTGACGCAGCATTGCTGGGTATTAGAATTGCTACTTATGGTTCAGAAATGGATGTATGGTCAAACTGTCCAAGTTGTAAAGAAGAAAACAAATACACTATTCCACTGGTTGATTATATTAACCAAGGTCCTGCTGCATGGAAGAAGAAAATTACAGTGGGTGATTTAGTTTTTAATCTTGTACCTTACAACTATAAACAAATGACAAAGGCTAATATTAAAACACTTGAGGAACAAAGGGTCTTTGCTATTGTTAATGACGAAGACATGTCAGACGAAGAAAAGATGATAAAGTTTCAAAAGAGTTTTGTTAGATTAACAAATATGACCGTTGATACTATTGCCGATGTTGTTACTGCTATTGAAACTCCTCAAGGTAAAACAGACAATGAAGATCAAATAAGACACTTCCTTAACAATTGTGATAAGCAAATCTTCCAAGGACTTACTGATCACTTATCAGACATTAAGGGTAGACAGGGTATTCCAGATCAGCAAGTTAAATGTGAAGCATGTAATCACGAATGGGATT